AATTCAATGCCATGTTTTCGATATGTGCGTTTAACTTATCCGTGGTTTTATAAAGATCTTCGATCATCATGAACTGCTCAGAATCAGCGGGCAATGAACCTAGTTGTCCACGTGGCCATTTAATTCTAAACTCTGTATTTTCTTCAAGATCTTTTTCCATTAATTGTAATCTAGTGTCTGCAACATTGAGACGTTCTATAATTTGAAAATAGCCCATGGTGCCGAGTGCCACGATAATTATTAAACTGGCAACCGTCTTCATCGGCATCTGAACCTTTGCTTCTTCTCCGATTTGTAATGGTTTATTACTCATTTTTTCTTTTTCTTTTTAGTTGGAAAAAATATTTTATCTATTAAAGCACATAGATCATCTAGTTTTGCAAAACAATTATATATAAATCTGTCAATCATTTTTAGGTTTTGGTGGAGGGATTATATAGTCTTTTTTATCGATTTTCAACGATGGGTAGGAGGCTGGCCTTACAAATATAGCCAATAAACATAACAATATTATTAATATTGCTGTAAATCTGTAATCCATAACAATACCTCATTCTTTTTTTTCCTCAATCTCATAAAAGAAATTGTCGGTGTCTTGAGTCTTCCACGCACCCGTATCTTCTACGTTCCATTCATTTGTTTGTACCTTCCAGTCAGGAATATTGTCCTTAACGGTAAATGAAGGTAAATCCCAAATGCATCTATTGTTTGGTTGAGCTGCAAAATTGCCATCATCTAAGGCAATTATGTGTGCACACTTATGTTCGTGTGGTATCTCTGAGTGATCAGTATCTAATATATTACCATCTGGGTGTGCCCAGTCAACGGTAAAAAGATACGCACCATGATGCCACTGTTTATCTTTACCAATATATTTTCCTGAAGCTGCGCTTAAAATATTCCAATGAGTAACAGTAGGATAATAACTAAAAGAATTCCAAAGCTCCAGTTCATCAAGTCTTCTTTTTGGTACGTCTTCGACTTTGAAACCGCGTTGAATAAATGCACTAATAGGGAGGCGATAAAAGATTGCGCCGTTTTCCATAATTGCGTGCCATAAGATAGCCCTACCACCCATAGATGTGATGCCAAAGATAATACAGTCTTCGACTTCTCCATGATGTTTTTTAAGATCATATAAATACTCCTTTCGTATTTGTGCATAAGTAGGTGGAATGTTAGCATTAAGATAAGCCACTATTTTATTTCACCCCAATTTTTACCATGCTCATAATCTACTTTATTTGGAACCTTAAGTTCCACAGCAGACTCCATTATTTCAATAATTTGTTCTGCTTTTTCATCAGATTCAACAGAGATATCTACCTCGTCATGAATTTGTATGTGAGGTATTATACCATTTTCATACAATGCTACCATACTTTTTTTAGTCATGTCAGCTGCTGATCCTTGTATTAATTTGTTTAATGCTTTGTACGTAAATGCTCGTTTTAATGGTTCATCATATTCTTTACGTGCTTGTTCTAGAGGCAATGGTTTGAACACACCAAATTGCACTGGCTGCCATAAATCAAAATGACATGCTCTACCTAATAAAGTTCTAATCTTACCTCTGTCTTCTGCCTTACGAGTTACATTGTCCATAAGTTTTTTAACAAAAGGAGCTTTAATGTGATATTGTCTAATTAATTTTTCTGCTGAGTCTTTCATCAAACCTAACTCTGCCATTAACTTATTCTTACCCATTCCATACATTAGTCCTAAATTAATAGTCTTAGCTTGCTTCCGTTCTATGCCTGCCATGTCGGCCACGACCTGGTGGAAATCCGCGTCTCCGGCCTTGTATGCGCCAACAATTTCATCAACTCCTTCTAAATTTTGCAGTTTTGCATAATGCACTAAAATTCTAGGCTCTTGTTGTGAGTAATCAAATGATCCCCATTTAGTATTTTCTTCTGGAATAAATATAGATCTAATCATAGGACCAAGTTCAGGATGTCTTGCTGGAATTTGTTGTAGATTAGGATTTGACATACTAAATCTACCTGTTACCGTTCCGCCTTGATCTGATCTTATTTGATTTATGTCTGCGTGTATTCTACTATTCACTGCATGCTTTGTAATAGAATCTATAAATGTACTATGAGCTTTGTTTATTTCTCTAGCTTCAGCTATAGCTTGTGGTAATTCATGTGGATGGTTTTGTAAAAAGTTTTTTGTAAAGCTAGGTTCATTTGCTTTCTCTGTCCTGTCATATGGTAATTTTAATTTGTCAAAGGCTTTTGCAATAGAACGAGCCGCGCTTATCTCTACATCTACACCTGTTAAGTTTTTTATTCTACTTACAATCTTAGCTTCTCTTTCCATAAGATTTTTTTTTAATTTGTCAGCGTGTTCAAGATCAACTCTTACACCTTTAAATCTCATGTCAACTAAACAAGGAAACAATTTTGTCTCCAGGTTAAACACATCCATAAGTTCTTGATTGTATAATTCTGTATTTAATCTTTGCCAAAGTTTTAATGTAGCTTCTGCATCACGTTCAGCATACTCACCCACATACATAGCAGGAAGTTTGTAAAGTTCTGCTTTAGGATCTACACCATAATCTTTAGCTGCTTCTTCTAAAATTTTTTCGTTCTTACCTATACCTACATAAAATTTAGCCAACGTATTTAATGCATAAGATAATCTATTCTCATCTATTAAAGACGCTGCAATCATAGTGTCTACAATCTTACCTCTAATTTTTATACCGGCCTGTCTTAACCAACATACATCATACATAGCATTGTGAAATATAAAGGTAGTTTTTTCTTGATTGACCATATCCTGAACCCACTCTAAAACGAGCTTTTTATCCATATTTCCACCACCCTCGTGTCCTATAGGATAATAGCCTGACCAGCCCTCTACGGCCACCGCAACGCCAGCAATGTGCCCATTTCCGCTCACATTACCAGAACCTAGTGATTTTAAGTCTGGATCACAGGTTTCTAAATCAATAGCAATTTCCTTTGCTCCTGATAAATCTTTAAGTTCATGTGGTGCTACCCATTCTGTTTCGGGTGCAAATAGAGGTATCTGTGTTCTTCTCACTTATAATCCCTTTCAATTATCATCTCGATAAAATGAATGGCCTTCAACAAGTCTTGCTTCTTGCCCTTATCTTGATGTCTGATTATGTATTTTATAGCGCATCCTTCCGGATAAAGCAACTTGTTCTCAACTACAAATTTACTCGGCTGTATCACATACTTTTGGTAGTGTGATCCTCCATGTTGTTTATTCCAAACTTTACTCATATTATATAAGCACGATCAAAATTTTTAGGATCTAACACATGCAATTCACGTTTCGCTCTCGTCGCGCCAGTGTAAAATAATCTATGTAATTCATCTGGATCATGACTCATAGTTTCTAGTGCTGCACCTGTAAGATCTTGTAACAATAAAACATTGTCGGCTTCTCCTCCTTTCGCTGCGTGTATGGTTGACATTTTAATACGAGGATTTTTATTTATCTGCTCACCATTCGCCCTCATATTACGAATGTAAGTTTCAGTGATGGGATCTAATCCATCAAATGATTCGTACCAAACTTTAGAAGTTATTAATCCGTGTTGATCTTGACATTCTTTTAATGTATACTTCGCGTCCGAATGCAAAGTTTTACCCTTCTGGAATCCAGGTAAAACATTCTCACCAAGATACTGATAAATGTTTTTAATTTCTAAATGATTTAATTGATCACCTTTACGCCAATGCTCCCAATTGTTTAATGCCAATAATAATTTTAGTGATACAGAATTTATACCTTTGTATTGAAAGTACCATCCTTGAATCTCACACAAATCTTTTGCGTCTTCTAAAAAATAGTTTGCAGAAGATAAAACCAACCATTCACCTTTACTCATATCTACCTGTGTTATGTCAGAATATCTTTTTAGTAATCCCACTTCTTCTCTAGGTTTATAATCTTTGTCAAATCTATTTTGTACCTTACCTATAATTTTTTGTGATAGCTCATGTATAGGTCCTCCAGGTATACGATAAGATTGATCTAATACTTTTAT